ACATTTATTATATACCAAAAAAATTTAAAAGTACAATCAAACTTTTCTATAAGCGTATAAATAAAATCTATGTCTCAACATTTCGCCACTTAAGCTATGGCGCGCCTCGCCTCACCACTCGAAGCGCGCCATGCCCGGCCATGACAGACTTAGATTCCCTCGATACAGTCTACCAGGCCACCAACTACGATGAACACAGCACTCACAATAACAACTTCAAATAACAACCACATAACATTGGTCATCTCAACTCCTCAAATTAGATGCCACATAAGCATGGCAAAATAAGTTACGACAAGCACAGTAAGGCCTCGCTTATTGTCATGCCAACCGAGGTAAGCCCCGGCGGTTAGCATGACAACACTGAGAATTACCCAGTTCATAGAATGATAGTCCCGCCTCGCCGTAAACGACGTTCGATATTCGCGACTCTGGCGAATCTAACTTCTCGCATCAGAATGAAGCCGAGTAACGCACAACAAACAGGGATCAAAACATAAATGGCAATCATAGTAGGTACTCAAGTTGTAGCCATCCTTGGCCAGTTTTGGTTGGGAATTAAGATTCGGCGATCTCGTTACGAATACCGAGGTCATCGTCCAAGTAGACATCATCTGCCACAATGTGGCCAGTTCCGTTACCAGAGGGCTCGTCACTATAGTCGTAGCCGAGGCGCTTGAGCCTGGTGACTGCTACATGGTGCTGTATCTCGCTATCGTAATCATATACTGTTAACATAATAATATCCCTCTATTGTAATAGCGCTGTATTGCACTATTGGAATGTACCCATATGGTTGTATAGATACATTACAATAGTGGCACGTCCTTGTGCCGTTGTTTGGTTACTCAGTTATATTAGCAACCTCTTGTGCAGCATACTCTTGCGCAAACTTTATGTAGTTATAAGCATGATTCATACTGCTGTACTTGGCATTCTTAATTCTACACATGTTCTCTATGAGCTCCTTCTTCTCAACATGCCCATAAGATTCTCTTATATAAGCAATTACCTCTGTCCAATTTGCACCATCAGTACTTCCTTTCCCAAGAACTTCTTGCACTAACTCTTTCGACTTGTTCACTGTATAGCTATGTTCGAACATTAACCACCCTTCAATCTGAGCTTTAGTCTTTCCACTCTTATCGAATTCACTTATGGTCTTGATAAGCTGTGCTTTAGTAGTCATTATGTCACCTTATGTTGTTGCATTATGATATAGCAGTATTGCTACATCTCAATATGCTTATATTAGTATATCAGCATATTAAGATATCGCCTCATTACTTTTATCTATCATCGTTTTTTCTTATCTCCTGTTGCTCAATCATTAGAATATATTATACCAGATAATTGCTACGATTCGACTACACTTTTGCTACAGTTGCGAGTAATATTTCTATATGCACATAGATTTAATCTATATCGATAAATAACTATATTACGATAAGATTAATAAGAAGGGCTAATGGGGCCAAAAGCTCAGCCTATGGCTGGCGCCCCACGAGATTGGCATTTTCCCTCTCACCTTTTCTCGTTTCTCTATATTTTTCGCAGCTTTTGTATGTTGGACAATAGGGGGCTAATTAACTCTCAAAGTATCTCATATACCTGTTTCTCTCGAAAAAAGCAAAAGAAGAAGTCCAAAACGTGACGTGTGCTCCTGTGTGCTCCGTCACTCTCTTAAAAAGTCAAACGAGTAGTAGCATAAGGGGTAGACTTTTTTTTTCGGTGAGCGTCCTTACATCGCTCCATATAATTAAAGAAGCATATTATAATATAGCGATGGAAACTAAGAAATAAGAGCGTTGTTTAAAGATACTTAATAGTAAAGAGGGGCTAAAAGTATGGGAACTGTTTCAGTATTGAAATTGTCGCTTTATTTTTTAAAGAACACTTTTGCAGTAGTATGGTGTTTTGTGTCTTTTACAGGGGCCCGTATGAGGTGTGGTGCGGTTATTCGGCTTATGGGCGGTATTTCTATAAATTGAAAGAAAAAAGAAGTGTACAAAGGGAAGAAAAAAGTGTATAATGAATAAAATAGTGGAAGAGAGTTAATATTTTTGAGTCTTGGGGCTTAGTCTTGTGGAAGAAGCAATCAATTTGTTGAGTGTTGAAGACCAGCTTTTAGTGGACTCTGATAATGATGTCGAGTTTGTTCGTGCATTGCTCTCTTTAAAATCTTTTGGACCATCGCCGAAAGTGTGGAGACAACTTCAGTTCTTCTCTGAAGTTGAAAATGCCGCAGAGTTACGAGCATTAGCTAAAGGGTTGACTATTAGGGAGATCCTTGATTTTTATATCATTGGGCGTTTAAGTGACTTAAGTGATTATGACCAGCATTTCTTGTGTGCGATGTTTCTTAAAGGAAAGAGTGTCGGGTCTTACGAGGCCGTTAACCATCTCTTTTCGCAGATGAGTGGTATGCAAGGTGTGAAAGCGAGTCTTGAGTATCTTGTGAGACATGGTGCTGGTTGGCAGGGTAGCGTTGGAGTTAACGACGGGCCGCCTAAGTCTGTAAAGATTATCATTGAAGAATGAAAATGGATCACAGACATTATAATCTTATGACTGACAGCTGTCGTAGACTGTCTTCTTGGGTTTGGCCTGATAAACCTTCTGTTACTCGTATTTCTGTTGATCGTTATGATAGAGCTTATGTCCCACAATGTTTTTTGCATGGCGTTAGTGTTCTTCTTCGTGGTAGAAGTGTGTTAGGTGTTTTGACGGCAGATGAGAATGAAGACTCTATTACTTTGCGCGATGGCAGAGTGATTGCAGGTAAGTGTGCGCTTGTATTTGGGCGCGCTTTCTGAAATGAGTCTTAAAAGTCTCCCCTTTGCCTTCTCGTCTTTGCCGTCAACCTTTTTTAAAAATGGAACTTAGACTACTTAAACATCAAGCTGCGTTCATTAAAGTTTTCTTATTTGAAAGCTTAGTGTGGGCGCTTGCCATTGTTAGTGGTTTTGGCGGTGGGAAGTCTTACACCCTTGCTAGCACTGCCGTAGTTCTACTAATGAAGTACCCTGGGATGAGCGTTGGTGTTTATAGTGCTACTTTTGATTTATTGAAACTCATTAACATCACACAGATTTCTGCTATACTTGAAATGATGAATCTTAAGTATACAGTTAACAAATCTGATATGATCTTAACTGTACATGGTTATGGTCGTGTTATTTTTAGGTCACTTGATAACCCGCATAGAATTATTGGTTACGAACACGCTTTTGCTCTTATAGATGAGCTCGACACACTGCCGCAGCAGAAAGCTGAACGTGCTTGGAATATGGTTATAGCACGTAACAGGCAGAAATTACCCGATGGGATGCGTAATAAAGTAGGTGTGTTTACTACACCAGAAGGTTACCGCTTTGTCTATCAGAGATGGGAAAAAGAATCCAAAAAAGGATATAAACTTATAAGAGCCCGAACTACAGACAATATACATTTACCTGATGAGTATGTTGATAATCTACGTGATACATATTCTGATGAGCTAATTGAAGCTTATATTAATGGTGAGTTTGTTAACTTAAACGGCACTGCAGTTTACAGTTCTTTCGATCGTAAAATACATGACACGAAAGTTATACCTAAAGCTGGTGAAGATCTCCATATAGGTATGGACTTCAATGTCGAACATATGGCTGCTATTGTTCACGTTATTCGTGACAATGTTATGTATGCTGTAAAAGAGTTTGTTGAACTTTTTGATACGCCTGATTTAATTCAAGCCATCAATAGTGCTTATACCGATGATTCTGGTAACAGATTACATAGAATTTATGTGTATCCTGATTCTAGTGGTAAGAACAGAAAACCTTCTGATGCGTCTGTTTCTGACATCTCACAGTTAAAACTTGCGAGATTTCGTGTTAGAGCAAGACCCGCTAATCCTGCTATTAAAGATCGTGTGTCAGCAATGAATTACGGCTTTAAACATCTGCAGTATTACGTTAATGTAGATGAGTGTCCAGAGTACACAGAAGATTTAGAGCAGCAAGTTTATACTACAAATGGTTTGCCTGATAAATCTGCAGGTGATGATCACTCGCCTGATGCTGGTGGATATTGCAGACATTATTTGTATCCTGTACGTAAACGTGAGACTTACTTACAAGCGGTGGCAATGTGAGCTTAGCTGGAGTCCCCTCGAATACAGTACCTCTCGATCTCAGTTATACACTGTCATTAAGTAGTGATTACGTACAGTCAGACGGCTTTCGTTTAGTCCCTGGAGAGTATCATTATGGTTACAAAGAAACCATCTACTCCTGGTTTGCCACAAGATGTTCTGTGCGCGGTGAATCCGCCATCAAGCAAGAAGATGATCTCTTCTTACCCATTCCTACCGCTATGCTGTTTCCTACTCCAACCGCGACAGGACCTTCCACACAGCCCAATTGGACAGGGACCTCCGCAGCAGCTCGAACTGGCTTTATAAGACAAGAAGCTGTTCTTGCTCGACAATACAATCCGAACTTTCATCAAAATAATTCGTATCGTGCGTATAAGACGCGTGCGCAGTTTCCTGAATTAACCAATTATACTTTACGTGGTTTGTTAGGTTTAGTCGTAAAACAGTTACCTACTGTTGATTTTCCTAGTGAGATGCAGTATTTAGAAGAGAAAGCTTCTATTGATGGCAAAAGTCTCAACGACATGTTTCTGTATATTCTTGCAGAAGTCCTTATAACTGGTCGTATTTTTCTTCTCGTAGATATTGATGAGAGTGACGGTAAGTTACGTTTTGCTCTTTACACCGCAGAAAATATTACAGATTGGCGTTCTGAGACAGCTGGTAGTGATGATTCAAGATTACTTGAGATTGTACTTCTCGAGTCTAATAATGCTCACGGTATTGGTAAAGGTGAGCGTGCATTACTTCATCTTGGTATAGAAGCTTCGCAGTATGAAGCACGAAAACTAAAACTTAGTGATGTATCTGGTGAGACGCAAATTGCAAAAACGGCTACTAATCCAGAGTATCAGAGTAAAGTACCTGATCATATTCCTGGTGTAGTTGTTGGAGCAACTGATCTTACTCCTGCAATTGATAAAGCGCCTATTTCCGGTATTGCTCGAACATCTATTCAGATTTATCAAATGGATGCGGATTTACGTCAAGCTGAGTTCTTAACATGTAATCCGACACTTGTAATTACTGGTGTAGATGCAGAAAGTCTTCCTACAGTAATTGGTAGTCAAGTAGCTTTGGCTTTACCTGATGCTACATGCAAAGCTTATTACACAGAGACTGATACGAGTGCTTTGCAGCATATTGAAGTACGCATAGCAAGTTTGCATGACTTTGCTTTGCAGCAGGGTGCTTCATTGTTGGGTGGACAGAAGAATGTTTCTGAATCTGGTGAAGCTCTTCGTATTCGACAGGCTTCTACGAGCGCGACACTTGTAAGTGTTGTGTATACAACTGGACAAGGCATTCAACGCATTCTTAATGAGATCCAAGAATGGATGGGTGTTACTGAAAAAGCTGTCTTTGATCCGAACGATGAATTTACGACGTATGCCATGACTGCACAGGAGCAACTAGCTCTTGTTAACAGTTGGCTTGAGGGTGCTATTAGTGATGACACTCTCCTCGATAATTTCCGCAGAGCCGGCATGTTACATGCGGGTGATACAGTCGAAGACGAGAAAAACAGAGGCGGTGGTAAGAAAACTGTAAATGAAGATGGAACGAGTGGTGGTACCACACAGCAAGCTGTCGCAGGAGTTATAGGCGGTAGTACGAACAAAGACACAAAAGACGCCAATAAGGGTCCGAATGAAAATTAATTGTTTGTGACAATCAATCGAGGTTAGTGACCATAATGTTAAGTGATTTTGAAGACCTGAATTTCGAGAATCTTGATGACGCTAAAACAGCACTTAAAAAGCTTTTAGGTGAAGCTAGTGCGATTAAAGCGAATTCTGATCGTACACTGGAACAACGTAAGCACGATAAGACATCGTTTGCGACTGAACTCGAGGAGTTGAAAACATCTGTATCAGCTCTTACGGCAAAGAATGAGGAGCTCGAAAACAAGGGTATGTTCACTGAAGGCAACTTCGATGAGCTGTTTGACAAGAAAACTGAGAAACTGCGGCTTAATCATAAAGACGAGCTCGCAGAGAAGACTAAAGCTCTTGAAATGAGCGAAAGTAACTACAACAGTTTGCAGCATCGTTATAATAGTGAGCGCATTAACAGTGCTTTACGTAAAGCAGCTGAAAAAGCCGGCGTTGAGCCTCTCGCAATCGATGATGCAATTAATCGTGCAACTGGTGTATTTTCCGTTTCAACTGATGGTGTGATTGAAGCGCGTGACAAAGACGGTAACTTGAAGACTGTTAAAAACAAACAGTTGTCGCCCGATCTTTTTGTTGCTAGTTTACGTGAGACTGCTCCACATCTTTGGCCGCCGTCAAAGAGTGCTGGTGCAGGTGGTGGGAATGGTCAGTTTGGTAAACAGGCTAATCCTTTTGACAAGAAAGCTGGAACGTTCAATTTGACCGAACAAGCTAAGCTCAGGCAAGTTGATCCTGAGTTAGCTGATCAAATGAAAGCCGCTGCTGGCTAAAAAAAGCAATACTGAGTACGAGGT